ATGAGTATTTTTGAATTTGATTTAGAGAAAGTTAACTTAGAAATAGCTAGAAAATTAAAGAAATTAAAAGCTATAGAAAACAAATGTTTACCTATTATGATAAAAGAAGATAAAGTAATTGTAGTAACATCTAATGAGACATTAGATAATAAAGAAGAAGTAGAGTTTTTATTTAATAAAAGAACAAAAATAATAAAATTAAGTGAAGACTTTGTTAATGAACTAATTAAGAATATCTTTTTAGGAGAATTAGAGGAGCTATTTGATATATTATTGCTTAAAGCAATAGAATTAAATGCATCGGATATTCATTTTGAACCTCGAAAAGAAGACGTTTTCATAAGGTTTAGAGTTGATGGTGTATTAATAGGATTTACGAAGATAAAAAGTGAAGAATATCAAAAATTATTATCTAAAATAAAAGTATGTGGGAATATGGATATCACGGAGAAAAGAAGACCTCAAGATGGTAAAAGTTTAATAAAAGTAAATGGAAAAAATTATGATTTAAGATTATCTACTATTCCGATAATTTATGGAGAGAAACTAGTAATTAGAATCCTATATGGAGAAATATTTAATTATAATATTAGTAGTTTAAATTTAAATGTAAACCAAATGAAGAAATTAAAAAAAATAATTGCATTGAAAAATGGATTAGTAATTATAAATGGTCCTACAGGAAGTGGAAAATCAAGTTCATTATATTGTATCTTAAAAGAAATTAACAAAAAAGATATCAATATCACAACCTTAGAAGATCCAGTAGAAGTAATAATTAAAGGGGTAAATCAAGTGAGTTTAAATAGGAAAGCAAATATTACATTTGCAACTGGACTCAGAAGTATATTAAGGCAAGATACATACTACTCTTAATAAATGGCTAATTTAAAGGGTTTATAGAATTTCGTCAAAAATTTCGTCAAAAATTAATTTGAAAAAATTTTAGATATAGCTTTACTTGCATTATCCATCATATCATCTGTAACATGTGAGTAAGTATCTAAAGTTTGTTTTACATCATGTCCTAAAATTTTAGCAACAGTTTTAAAATCTACGCTATTCTGTATTAGCAAAGTAGCGTATGTATGCCTTAATTCATGTATGGATATATTAGCGTATTCTCTTAATTTAGGATTCAAATATTTTTCTATAGAAGCTTTATTAAATGGAGCAATTCTATTATCAATAGATATTGGATTAGATAATTTATAATCTTTTAAAACTTTAATAAAATCTTTATTAACTGGGACAATTCTATTAGAATTTTTTGTTTTTAGTTCACCAAATCCACTTATTCCAGTTTTTAATAACTTCCATTGTTTATTAACAATTATATAAGAATTTATTTCATCTATATCAGACCAAGTTAATCCTAAAATCTCCCCGCATCTTAATCCAGTATTAGCAGCTATATAAGCTACTATATAGAATTTATTATCTTTAATTTTCTCTAACAAAGAATCTAATTCTTTTTTTGTTAGAGCTTTTTTAATGTTAGTATTTTTGTTTAAAGGGACTTTTATTTTTTTTGCTGGATTTATATAAATCGAATTGTATGTGTCTATATAATATTCAAATTCTAGAGATATTCTTAGTATATAAGTTTTTATAGTAGAAATTTTAAGACCTTTTTTAAGCAAATTATCAACACATCTTTGAATATCTATATTTTTTATATTACTTACTTTATAATTAGCCAAGGAGTCAAAACAAGAATAAGCATTTTTATAACCTTTTATAGTATTAAACTCTTTATATAATTTAATATGTTCTATAAAATTGTTATGAAGAGATTCAAAATTTAGAGAGTCATAATCATTAATAAATTTATTATTGTTAACTTGTATTTTTAATTCTTTTAATGTTTTTTCAGCGTAAGGTTTAGCTTCTTTCTTAGTTTTGAATCCTTGTTTACTTTTTTGTTTCCATTTGCCATTTACTTTATAGCTTATTATATATTGCCAACCTTTATCTTTTTGTCTGTAAGTAATATTATAATCCATAAATATCATCTCCTTTCAGAATGTATGTTCTTAATAATTTATAAAATAAATAGCTACAAAAGTAGCCAAATACTTATTATTTAATAATTTTCAAATGATTTTTAATTCTAAATACTTCTTCTTCATTTTCATGTAATTTATGCTTTATAAATTTAATATCATCATTAATAGTATTTAATTGGTCTTTAGTTTCTGTACGGAATTCGGTTAATTCAGCAGTTTGGTCATAAACTGAATTTACTTTATCTTTAATTTCGGTGATATCCAATTGCATAGAGTTTTGAGTTTCTAGCATTGTTTTTTGAGTTTCTAGTATTTGAGATAATAAACTTTCGATTTTATTTGTATCCATAGAAGATACCTCCTTTATAATTTAAAAATTTACAATATTTAATGGTTCAAATGTTAGTAGATGTGTCTTACCAACATAATAAATACCGTATTTCTTTTTATAATGATTGATAGTATCGAGAAGAAAACTTTTTGTTACGGTTAATTCTTCTGCTAATTCATGCATGTTATTTGCACCTGACAAAAGAGCTTTAATTATACACTCTGGTGTAATAAGTTTTTCACAAGCTACTTTACGAGCTTTAAATTCTTCTTTTCTATTTTCTGATTTTGTAAGATCAGTTATATCTCCATAGGTAGTAATATGATGACATAACTCTTCAGCTAGCACACAATATTTTTGAGTATCAGTCATATTACTATTGATAATAATAATATTACCAAGATATAATCCATATTCTTTATTAGTAGATACATCAACTTCCAGTATTTTTATTCCTAATTGATGAACTTCATCTAATAGTTTTTCGTATTCTGTCATTTGAGTTACCTTTGTTTTAGATTAGATTATTTTTTTTCAATGCTTCTAAAACTTTTTGTTCAGCAATAATCTTTTCTTCTTCTGTTAAATCGTCATTGTGTGCCGCAATAGTTGAGAAGTAGTCTTGTAATCTTTCAGTTTTTTCTTTTTTAGAAAGTTCAATAACTTTGTTATCTTCTTCTTTAGTTGCAGTTACTTCATCAGTTGCATTATCTTTATAATTTTTAGAGATATAATCTGAATAACTTAAAATCATTTTCTTACCTTCATTATTTGATTCATTGTAGTTTTTTAATAATGTGGTTTCTTCTTGAGGTAGATTGTTATTTTTAGGAGTATTTTTTATTTCTTCACCATTCAATCTTTCTAAACTGACCCCTAAACCTTTATACATTTTAAATGCAACGTCTAAAGATACCTTTTTAGTTTTTCTTGATATTATACTTCTTATTGTTGAATCAGATAATCCAGTAGCTCTTGCAACATCTGGAATACTGAAAGATTTTTCTTCCATTATTTCTAATAATATTTGGTAAAAATCCATGTTTTACACCTCCTGTTAATTATATTATACTTTATTTTTCGCGCATTGCAAGAAAAAGTTTTAAAAAGTTATTGACATTTAACGCAATGCGCGATAGAATTAAAGCATCAACAACGCGATGCGTGAAAGGAGTAAAAAATATGAGGAGTTCAATTATGTTTTCGGAATTAAGAGCAGAAATGGCTCGAAAGAAAATTACTATTAAGCAAATGGCAGATAAGGTAGGAGTTAATAGAGATACGATGGGAGGAAAGCTTTCAGGGAAAAGACCTTTATTTTTAAATGAAGCTTTTATTATAAATAGAACATTTTTCCAAGATAAAGATATTATTGATTTGTTTAAAGAGCTTTATGAAGATGATGAACATAAAGAAGTTAGTTAGGAAGGGGAATTCAAAAATGAATAAAAGAAAACTTATTAAAAATGTAAGATTTGATTTTTTACGAGAAGGACATATAGGATGTATCCATATTGAAGTTGATTGTGAAACCATAGAAGATTTAAAGGAGGCAGTAGAATTCGCCCAAATAGCAAGTAATCTAGTGCCTCCAGTTGGTGAAAAAACAATACCATCAATTCCGAGAAATATTTAATAATATGCTTTAATCAATGCAATTTTATCTTGGTATTTATCATAAGAAACTTCTTTTATTAAGTGACCAAGTATAGTTTGAGTGCAAATTTTAGATAATATCTTATCAGTAGCTATAATTGCTAAATATTCTCCGTGATTATCTCTAAGTTCTAAAACTTTAGTATTTATACCATTGATAGTTACATCAATCAGCTTCGAAGAATTTTGATGAAATAGTTCATATGGTGAGATATCTAATTCATTCATAAATAAGACCTCCTTTCATAATTTAATATTAGCTTGGCAGGGCTAACGATTAAATTATAAATGGAGAATTATAGTAAATCAAATAAGAATATAGGGCGAATAAAACGAAATATGAATAATCAAATTGTAAAGATCAACAATACTTATTTATAAGTAAAAGAATTTAAAGGACAAAGAGTAGTAACATTTAAGGATATTGCCATGTTACATGAAAGAGTAGAAGGAAAGGTGTGATATGAATGGAGCAAACATTAATAAGTAGACAGAAGTTAGCTGAAAGATGGGATTTTGATAATCCCAATTCATTAATAAAATATGAAAATGAAGGGGTAATTACAAGAAATCCTAATTTTAAAGCTCCAAAATATTATATGGAGGAAATATTGAGGATAGAAAGTTTAGGAAAGGTAAACCCTTTATCACCATTGGAGCGTAAGAGATTGGAAAAGAGAATAGCAGAGTTAGAACAGGAGAATCAATCTATAAAAGAAAGGTTGAACAATGGAAGAATAGCATTGGGATTTTAAAGTATATGAATAAAAAAGTCAAATAATATATTACATAACTGAAGTTAAGGAGAGAATAAATATGAAACAAGTACCATTAAATGTCAGACAAGCAGTATCAAAGGTAGTAGAAAAGTTAATTGAGGAGCATAAAGAATTAGATATTTTTAAAGTTGCCTATATTCTTGAAGATAAATATGGAATTAGATTTTATAATTTAGAAATATTACAGGAGCTTATTAAAAATACATTGGAAGAGATAGTTTTTATATATGTCTAGTTAGCAAGGGGATAAGTTATGAGTAAAAGCTTATTAGAAAGATTTAAAAATAAGTATGAAGAAGGTACAAGCTTTAAAGTAGGCAGGCATTTCTTTGATAAAAAAGGTGATTTAAGGGTTGTAATAGTAAATGCTGCAGAAAAAGAGTTATTTAAGCTTACAGTTAAAGAATATCCTAATGGAGAAATTTACTGGCATTAAATTATTAAAGGTGATTTAAATGATAGGGAATATAGTATGTTCAGCAATACCATATAAAACATTTAAAGAAAAAATAAAAATAATAAAAAGATATGAACAGTATGATATTGAAGTTTATAAAGATTTTATATTAATAAGCACTAAAAATTATGGGAGGAATTAAAAATGACAACTGATGAAAGAATTATAAGATTAGATGAAATAGCTCTTGAGAGAGCTGAATTAGAAGAAGCGATATTAAAAATGGAGTTGAAACTTGAAGAAACTAAAGTGAATCAAATGACATTAGGTATTATTCCAGATACTGCATGGTTATATAGACATAAACATGCATTAGGAATGAAAAAGATACAATTAAAGAGATTAAACGTAGAGCATGAAAAGATAAAGAGATTACTTAGGCAAGAAAGGACGTTTGCTCACAATGAGAGATCTAAGACATTTGAGAGAAACTTTTTAAAAGTCGCTAAGGAAATATTGTCAGAAGAAACTTACGAAAAGATAAGAAATTTAGCTGATGAAATAACAAGCAATCAAATTGAAACTAATAAGTCAAGTGAAGCTGATAAAGAGAATGAGAATGAAGAAAAAGTAGTTAAAAAAGGGACTCCATGGTCTAAAGAAGATGAAGAATATTTAAAAGAGAATTATAAAAATGCAACTATAGAAGAATTAAGTATTGCTTTAGGAAGAAGTGAAAACTCTATAAAAAGTAAGATACAAATAATAAAAAAGAGTTTATAAGAGGGATATAGATGGATAGAAAAAGAGGAATAGATATTTTAAAGCAAGAGAAAACAACTCTTGAATTAATAGCAGAAGTAACAAAAGATGATAAAAGAAAAAAAGAGCTTAAAGAAAGAGTACAAGCTTATGAACTAGCTATTAATGAAATTGAAGGTAAACAACCAAAAGTAAGAATTAATGAATTTTTAGATAAAAATAAAAATTGGGTAATAAATGTTTTAGTAAATGATGAATTAATACAAAATGAAAATATTGAGTTTATAAGTAAAAGACCTAGTAAAGATGTTAGAGTTGTAGAACTAGTAGTTAAAGAAGATATATCAAGTAAAAAGAATAATAAGATTTTGGCTAAAATAGAGAATTTAATTTTAAGTATTAATAAAAGATTTAGAGTTATTAATAGAGAGATAGGAGAAAGTATAAATGAATAAATGTCCAAGATGTAAAAATGAAAAAACAAGAGAAGATTATAATTACTGTCCAATATGTGGAGTAAATTTAAATGAAGAAATGAAAAAGGCTGGAGTAGATGTATTAAAATTTTTAATGAATTCTTATATAGAAAAAGAATGTAATGATTCAGAGGAAGAAGAATTTAAAAAAATAATTGTAGGTGCATTAGAAGTTGCAATTTTAGAACTAGAAAGAACTGCTCCCGAAGTACCAGTTCAAGAGCAGTATGTAACATTAAAAATTGATTCTAAGGAAATTGCTAAAGTTGTTATCAATGAAATTAATAAGGAAGAAAAGCAGAGCGATAGAATTATTCTTCTAGCTTAAGAACATCTAGTTCATCAAGTATTTTCATAGTGACGTAAGAAGCAATATTAACTGAAATTTCAATAGTAGGAACTAATGGATTATCTAAAAGGTTACTATTACGTTCAAAAACTTCTTGTGTAGTTTTTGAAATAAGTTTAATAAGTTCACTTTTAGATATTGATTTAGACATAATTCCACCACCTTTCAAATTTATTTCAGCTTGGCAGAGCTGATAATTAAATTATAAATGGTTAATTATAGTAAATCAAATAATGATATGGAGGAAATATAAATGGATAGAGAGAAGGCAATTAAACTATTACTTCTAGACTTGAATGGATATAAGGGATTATATGCAGCAGAAAGAAACGTAATGGAAAGAAAATATTTAAGAAATAAAATAGAGGCTTTTGAATATGCAATTAAAGAATTAGAAAAAACTGCTCATGAAGTACCAGTTCAAGAGCAGCAATCCCTAATAAAAGCTAAAAAAATCAAAATTAAATTATAAAGTTTTTTTAGCTGTTGGGCAGTAAAGATACATTAATTTGCAATCGGAGCAAACTTTTATTTCGATAGGTAAGGCTTCTCCAGCAAATGATTTAAGTCCATTCCCTTTATCAACTACTTCAGTAAGAACATAAGTTGCTCCAGGTGATGGAGATAAAGGTGCTACAGAAATGCTACCACAATTGGGACATCTTTCATAACCCATAATTTTACCCCCCTTTTAATGAAAATTTAACATAATTTTACCATATATAAGGGAAAAATCAAAATAAGAAAGGAATAGAAAATTGAGAAATCATATAAATCTTAAAGAAATGCTTAATGAATCAATAGAGCTATGGGGAACAGAAGACATAGTAACTAAAATGTTAAGTCAAAGATTAGATAAAGAAATTAATAAAGAGCAAATAAAAATATATGAAGAGTATAAGAAAGGGGCATAAGAAAGTGAAGAATCCTAAGAAGCCAACATATGCACAAAGAAAAGAATTAAGTAAGTTAGGATATGATCCTAGAGAATATATGATAATAGCAGCACCACCACATGAATTTACTTTATTGCATATTCCAACTGGAAAAATTATTTCAGAAGTAGCAAGAATGAAATGATATGTAGCATCTGTAAAGATAGTACAAGCAACTCATGGATACATTGTAAAAAAGGAATTTTAGTGTGCGATAAGTGCTGCAAAGATTGTAAGTACTTAGATAAAAGGACAAGCCTTTTTATATGTAAGTATAAGAAAAAATAAAACACATTACTTAAACCCGAAAAATAAGTAATGTGTTTTATAAAAAGTTATAGATTAAAAGCCTATACTTTTAGTCTATAACATAAGTTAGGGTATGTCAAATACCTTATTATTTTTTTACTTTTTTAGATACCGAAAGGGTCTTAGGGGGCTTGTAATAGGTACTATATTTAGTTACACGCTATAAATTTATATAAAAAATAATAAAAAGGAAATGGATTAAAAGAAAGGATAAGAGAGATATGAGTAGTGATATGTTTTATAGAACAAAGACACAGACATTAAAAAAATTAATAGACGTAGTAGTGAAAGAATCTTTAGAAATAAAAAAGATATCTACTTATCCTTTATTCGATATTAAAGAGAAGTATAAGAGTAGAAAGCAAAAGAAGAATCAATCAAGAAAAGAACAGAAGGATTGGAATGAGAAAAATACAAAGGAATACTTTATTGCAAAAGCACATTGTAATTTTGATAAAAGCGATTATGTATGGCACGTAACATTTGATGATGATAATAGACCTGAAACATTAGAAGAAGCGGAAAGAGTTTTTAGAAATTTAATGATAAAGGTTAATAGATGGAGAAAGAAAAGGGGAATACCACGAGCTAGATATATGGCAGTTATAGAATATGGTAAAAGCGGTAAGGTTCATTGGCACATTCTTATAGATGGAAAACTTCATAGGGATATATTAGAAGAAGCATGGACAAAAGGAACATCTAATGTTGATAGGATAAAGGAAAATGAAGAAGGTTTTAAAGATTTATGTAAGTATATGCTTAAAGATCCTAAAGGTAAAAAAAGATATAAACCATCAAGAGGAAATTTAGTAGAGCCACCAGTACCAACAATAAATGACAATAAATTTTCAAGAAGACAAATGATAAAAATGGTAACTAATCAGCCAACTAAAGAAGAGATAGAGAAGTGGTATCCAGGATATATATTAACGAAGTTTGATATAAAGAAAGATAAAAAATATGGTGGTGTATATATGAATATTGAACTTAGACGTTATGTAAAAAATGAAAATATTATTGATAAATATGGAGGGACGGTGAAGAAAAGTGAATATAGCAGAGGACTTAAAAATCTGTAATGAGATAGTGGAAAGATATAAGAGGATGACAACAGAGAATGTGGAAGGAGCATTTGAGTTAAGTCAAATGGCTATAAGTGTATATGACAGACTTAATGAAATTAGATTAAGAGTAAGTACATTAGATAAAAAGGATTTAGGAAAATACAATAAATCTGATTTGAAAGAATATCTAAGAAGCAAGATGAAGTTAATGGAATATATACATGTTCAGAGTAGAGCAATATATGTAGCTGCAAGAGCAGATAAGAAGTTTAGTAGATATTAAAAATAAATAGAGGTGATGGTATGGCATACAATTTTGATATGTCCAATAAAGGTAGAGCTTTTGAAGAAGAGGTTATAAGAGCTAATACATATTATAAGAATACAGGACAAGCATTAATACAGAAGATTAGTACTCCTTGGAATGTGGTAAGAAGAGGAAAACAAATTGTAAGTGCATTTCCACAAGGTAAAAGCACATTAGATTTTAGAGGAACTGTTAAAGGTGGTTTAAGTATATCATTTGATTGTAAAGAAAGTGAAGATGAAAAGGGATTACCATTAAAACATATTCAGGATCATCAAATAGAGTATATAAGAAATGCTTTAGAGATTGGAGAAACAAGTTTTATATTATGTTCAATGAAAAAGTTAAATAAAGTATTTTTTATTTCAGGGGAAATAGTTATTGAATATTGGGATAGATGGAAAGAAAACAAGGGTAGAAGAGGATATAACTATATTACTGTATTGGATATGAAAGAAGTGTTATATGGTAAAAATGCTAATTTAGATTATCTAAGAATTTTACAAAAGTAAAAATTTGAATTTATTGCGAACTAAATAATAAATTTTGTTCTTTAAAAATTGAATAGTATGGTATTTACAAAATATGTTATAATTAATTCGTAATTGTATTAAATTGTACAAAACTATTTTGAAATTTAAAGGAGGAATTTTATGGATAAAATTATTAATATACGAAAAGTAAAAGTTGGTGACGCTAATACATTAGCTTTTATACAAACAGAATCATGGAAAAGTGCATTTAATAGGATTTTATCTAAAGAGGATTTAGATAGATATACTGACATGAATAGAGCAATAACTTTATATAGTAAATTATTAAATGAAAATATTGGGAATGGATTTATATTGACAATTGATGAAAATCCTCATTGTATTGCATATTGGGATAAAACAAGAGATGATGAAATGGAAGGATATTCAGAGATTATATGCATTCATAGTTTATGTGATAATTGGGGAAAAGGATATGGAACAGAAATGATGAATCATATATTAAGAGATATTAAAAATTCAGGATTCAGTAAAGTAATGTTATGGGTATTTAAAGAAAATCATAGAGCACGTAAATTTTACGAAAAGCATGGATTTGTTTTAACAGAAAAATCTAAGGAATTTAGTAATGCTATTGAGGTTATGTATTGCAAAGACTTATAGAAAATAATTATAACTTAGTAATTATATTTAGATTAATAATCTTAATCTATTACGAACATAAAATTAAATATTAATTAATGAAAATACCGTATTATTCAAAAGAATATGCGGTATTTTTTAGTGCGCAATTCAGAAATAAGAAGAACATATAAAGTTTTAAGTGAGTGAGGAGTAATGAAACATGAAGAAAATATCAATTATTAATTTAAAAGGTGGAGTAGCAAAGACAATGTCAGCTATAAATATAGCTCATATATTAGCTACAGTACATAAGAAGAGAGTTTTAATAATAGATTTAGACAAGCAAGGGAATACAACAAAGTTATTTGATAAGCATAATAAAGGTGAATATAGTGTAGCAGATCTTATTACAAATAGATGCTCAATAGATGAAGTAATATTAAAAACTGATTATGAAAATTTAGATTTGATACCAGCTAATATGGACTTAATAGAAGCAAACTTTAAAGTAATGTTAGATGTATCTATACCACAACAGTTTAGATTGAAAAAACATTTAGATGAAGTAGAGGAATGTTATGACTATTGCATTATAGATAATCCACCAGACATAAATGTAAGTGTTATAAATGCATTGGTTGCAAGTGATGATGTGTTAATACCAATTAAAGTAGATAAGTTTGCTTTTGATGGAATGAAAGAACTTATAACACAAATAAATAATGCAAAGGTAAGTAATCCTAACTTAAAGCTTAAAGGGTGCTTTGTAACTTTATTTAATAAAAATGATGTAAATATACAAGGCGAAGAGTTATTAAAAAACGATAAAGAATATAAGATGTTTAATACACATATTAGAAGAACTGTAAAGGCAGATGAAAGTACATTTGCTAATGCTCCTATTTTAGAATATAGCAAAAGATGTGCAGCTGCTAAAGACTATAAAGCTTTAGTAGAGGAATATTTAAGTAAAGAATAAATAAAAATGTGTCCGATTCGGACACAAATATCTATATTTGAAAGCTAGATTAAAGGGGGATAACATATGGCGTTTAATATGATGGACTTATTAAACAATAACTCTAATGAAGTAGTGAATAAAGAAAATAATATAAAAAAGTTTAATATAACTCAAATTCATATAAATGATTTAGTACCTTCAGCTAACAACTTTTATTCAATAGAAGAAATAGAAGAGTTAAAAAATACAATAGAGCTTTTAGGATTACAACAAAATTTAGTCGTTAAAAAGATAGAAGGTGGAATGTATAAGATTATTGCTGGACATAGAAGATATTACTCAATGTTAAGGCTATATCAAGAAGGAAATAAGAATTTTAAATATGTTCCTTGTAAAGTAGAAGAAGATGACGAACTTAAAAATGAATTAAGATTAATAATAACAAATTCTACTACTAGAGATCTTACAGATTGGGAAAAGATACACCAAGCTAGAAGGCTTAAGGAGTTATTAACAGAGTATAAGGAAAGAGAAAAGATACCAGGAAGAGTAAGAGATATAGTAGCAGATATTCTTAATGTATCGGCTACTCAAGTTGCAAGAATGGAAAGTATAGAAAATAACCTTATAGATGATTTTAAAGAAGAAATGAAAGAAGATAATGTAAAAATATCGGTAGCTTATGAACTTTCTAAATTGCCAGAAGAAAAGCAAAGAGAAGTATATAAGGAACATGAAGATAAAAGGAATATAACAATAAAAGATATAAAGCAAAAATCAGAAGATGAAAAGGAAGTAATAGAAGTATTAAAAGGACAAGTTACAGTTGAAGAAGCTTTAAACATAAGTAAAGATGATTTAAAAGTAAATCAAGAAGAGGAATTAATACTACATGATAGTGAAGGTAATATTATAAGCACAGCAATAGTAGATAAAGATACTGGAGAGGTATTAGAAGAGAAGATAAATAAGATTAGTAATGTTATTTATAAAAATAAAATCTTTATAGACTTAGATGGAGCAAACGAGGATGATAATTTAAGACAAAATATATCATCAATAGCAAGAGAGTATGAGAAAGTAACAACTAAATATAAAAGTGGTGATTTACAAATTAATTTTATATCAAATTCAGTTTATGAAAATGAAATTGAATTACTTATAAATATGGATGGTATAGGAATTAAAAGTGTAGATCATGAAGATTGTATAGAGCTATATAACAAAATAATTTTGATAGCACATTAAATAAGTAATTTGATTATATTGTGAACTAATTAAGAAAATTTGTTCTTTAAAAATTGAATAGTACGGTATTTATATAGTATAATATGTAAATAAATATCTAAACAATTTTAAATATTAATATTATAAGGAGGTAAAATACTATGATTAATAATATTTTTACGAACAGGAGTAAATTGATTAAAATAATGCACACTATTCTATTTATTATTACAGGTTTATATCTATTAGAAACTATACTTTTTACTGGATTATTTACTAATATTATTTTAGCTTGTACTAATATTATAGTAAGTATTATTACTCTTGTAATAGCAATCATAAAGAAAGAGAGTAAATTAGCTTTGATTGATTTAGCTATTTTATTAGGAACTTCAGCAATATTTACATACGTAATCAATTTATAAAATAGAACTTTTAGTAACTTAAAATTTATGAAAATAAAATTAAATATTTATAAATGATATAACATACCGTATTATTCAAAAGAATATGCGGTATTTTTTAGTTATCAATTCAAATATAAGATTAATTAAGATGTAAAGTGATGAAAATGAAGAAAGATTGAAGAAGGAAAGGTTAAAGAAATAGTATGTTTAAATTCACATATGAAGAGTGTAAGTTAACATTTATTAGAATTTATAAAAGAACTCAACAAAGCCTAAACCAAAAATATTATTGTAGAAGATTCGCTGAAATACATCATATTACGTTAAGTAAACATAAAGAAGTAATAGAACATTATAATAGATTTGTGAAAGAGTTAGAAGGAGATGAGAAGAATGAATAAAGAGAAAAGCAATATAGATATAATAAATGAAAATGTAAGAAAAACTATAGAAAAGACAATAGATTCTAAAAGTATAGATATAGCAGATAAAGTTATAGAGAAATTAAATAATTCTAATAAGATTAAAATAGAAATGCCATATTACAAAAGAGTAGAGTTGTTACTATACAATTATGAAAATTTAAAGGAAGCAGTAAAGCAAAAAGAAGAGGCTATAGCAGAGTTAGATAAATATGGACTTCCTGAAAGAAGTAAAAGCATAGTAATGTATAGTTCAGCAGGAGGAAGTAGTCAAGCTGATAGATACTCAGAACTTAAAGAAAAATATAAAATAGAAAAGATGGAAACAGAAAGAGATCTAAAGAGGATAGATAATGCATTAGATAAAATAAGAGATGATAAATATTTTGGCATTATACAATATAAATATTTAAATGAAGATAAAGAGAAAATTACTACAGATGAAGAACTAGCAGATAAATTCAATAGAGATAGAAAAACCATAACTAGAAACAAGAAGAGGTTAATAAATAAATTAATGACTATATTATTTCCAGAAAGTATAAGTGAAGTAATGTAAAAATGGTACATTGTATGGTACATCATATGGTATTGAAGACATATGTATTACGTAGTAATATGGTATCAAGGAATTTTAATAAAGCCTCTCATAAATCCATAGCCCATAAATATTAGAAACACTTAGCAAATGCTAAGTGTTTTTTGCATAAAAATGAGGTGATAAATATGGGGAAGGTTAAAAGAAAAGATTATGTATTCTTAAGTAAATGGGATGGAGAAGAAATGGAATGTGCATGTTTATTTCATAAGCCAAAATGTAAAGATAATAAAGGATGTGAAGAAATAGAGTTATCTTTATTACCGTATGAAGATGTTGTAGAGTGTATGAAGGCTAGAAGATATGAGAGAAGAAAAGGTTCATTAAGACAAAAATAAAAAATATGGAGAGTGATAAAATGGGAAAAGATTTAATTAGATTAAGAGATACGTTTAGAGAATTAGCGAATATTCTTGATGAAGCTATAGAATTAGAAAAAAGAGAAGAATCTGGAGAAGATGTAGCTAAAGAAACAGAAAGTGTAATGGGAAGATTTTTAATTAAATGTATTGAATTAGAAATATTAAATAAGTAATAGGATGGGGTTAGTATTAATTGCTAACTCTTTTATTATTAAGAGGGGTATTAAAATGAAAGATTATTTAGAAAGATGTAATGATATTGTGAAAAAGGTAGAAGAGGAAAATATTAAAAATGAATTAAAAAGAAGTACAACAATATTATTAGAATTTATACCTAACACAATAAGCATTTTGAAGAGTGTATATGATGAGATGTTAAAGAGTGGGTTTAATGAAGCACAGTCTTATGATTTTGCATGTAAATTTATTATTGAAACTCACTTTAGAAAAAAAGAATAAAGAAAGAAGGTGAAATAATGAATATACAAAGCAAAATAAATAAGTTAATAAAAGCTTTAAATGCAAAAGGGTATATATATTTAGTGAATAAAGAACAATTTTTAAGTAAAAAATCCAAAAAAGTATGCTCTATATATAAATTATTTCACTTAATGAGTATAGATGAATATAACAAAATGTATCCAGATGATAGAAAAGATTCTAAGAAATATGACTATGTAAAAGTAGAAAAAGAAAGTTCATTTAATCCAATAGATATATTATTGAAGCTTACAGAACTATATAAGGAAGTAGGTGATTAAGATAGAGAAGAAACTTACACCTAAACAAAAGGCTTTTGCAGATTATTATATAGAAACAGGAAACGCCACAGAATCAGCAAGGAGAGCAGGATACAAGGGTAAAAACCTAAATAGGATAGCTAGTGAGAACTTGTCAAAACTAGACATAAAACAATATATAGATGAACGTATAGCAAAAATAGAAGATGAAAGAATAGCTAAAGGAGAAGAGGTTCTTAGATACTTAACAAGAGTAATGAGAGGAGAAGAAAAAGACCAATTTGGATTAGATGCAGCTCTTCAAGATAGAACCAAAGCAGCAGAGCTTCTAGGAAAGCGATATAGGTTATTTATAGATAAGATAGAATCTGAAAATAATACAACTTTAAATTCAACTAAAAAATTAGATGCTATATTAGAACAATTAGGAGAAGAAGAGGAGTAATTTCGAATAATCTTTATTTAACGAAATTGATATAAGCAACGTAGTTAAGCCATTTGTAAATTATAAAAATAGGAGATTTTGTTTACTTTAACTAAACTTTAGATTGAAAATGTACTATTTCGCATATGTAGTAACGAAATAGTATTTATTAGGGGGTGATTCCTAATGACAGATGAATATAAATTATCTCCTAAATATTTAGATTTTTTAAAACATAATGCACCAGTAGAAGCTCTAGAAGGGACAACAGCAGCAGGAAAGACAACAGTAGGAATTACTAAGTTTATGTTAAAGGTAGCAAAGTCTAAAAAGAAAATGCATGTTATAGCAGCTAAAACAACTGGTGTAGCAGAAAAGAATATAATTCAAAAAGAATATGGAATTATAGATGTATTTGGTGACTTAGTAAGGTATAACGGTAATGGTGATAAGGATAATAAGATACCTCATATTAGATATACAACAGGGAATGGAGAAAAGATAATATACATTCTAGGCTATGATAACATAGATAAATGGAAAATGGCTCTAGGTTCTCAATTTGGTTGTGTATTGATAGACGAAGTTAACACAGCTAGCATAGACTTTGTAAGAGAGATATCAACTAGAAATGACTATATGATGATGACTTTAAATCCAGATGATCCTAATCTACCTATATATGATGAATTTATAAATTGTTGTAGACCATTAGAAAAGTATAAGAAGGATGTACCTAATGAAATATTAGAACAATTAAATAGTGAAGAAAAAGAAGGTTGGACATATTGGTTCTTTTCTTTTTATGATAATGCTAGCCTTAGTGAAGCTGATATAGAAAAGAAGAAGTTATCAGCTCCTAAAGGAACTAAATTATATAAGAATAAGATACTAGGTCTTAGAGGTAGAGCAACAGGGGTAATATTCTGTAATTTCGATAGAAAGAGAAACATAATCTCTAAAGAAAAACTAAAGAAAAAAATACAGGATAAAGAAATAAAATTTATTCAGTTTACAGCAGGATTAGACACATCTTATTCGACTCAATCTAATGATACTATAGCAATGACTTTTATGGGGATTACAATAGATAAGAAGTTGATTTATTTAGATGAAGAAATTTATAACAATAAGGATAATAAAGAAAAGCCTTTAGCTCCATCTGATACAGCAATAAAATTTGTTAAATTCCTAGAGAAGAATAGAAAAGAGTGGGGATTTGCTAGAGATACATTTATTGATAATGCTGACCAAGCAACTATAACAGAGCTTAAGAAGCTAAAAAGGCAAAAACCTAATTTATATAACTTTATTAACTCATATAAGAAAGTAGAAAATTTAGATAGAATTAACTTCTTATTAAGTTGGATAGGAAGCGATGAAACAGAAGTGTTTTATTATGTAGTTGATAATTGTAAAGAGCATATAAAAGAACTAGAATCTTACTCATGGAAAGAAAGGGAGGATAAGCCAGAAGATGCTAATGACCATACCCATAATTCAAGTCAATATGCTTGGATACCATTTAGAAAAATGATAGGAAATTATAAAGGAGAATAGATATGGGATTAATAGGAGGATTTAAAAGTATGTTAACTAAAGCAGCAATTAAATATTTAAATGTTCAGCCTGCATCACAAAGTAGTATTAATATACAGGAAGCTTATACCTATGAAACTAATCTTATAAGAAATAAACTCTGGTATAGAGGAGAAGCTTACGAGCTAGAACAATTCTTTAAGAATATAAGCAGTGATCCAGTTAATAAAGCTAGGTTTTGGAGTGCTGTGCCAAGTCAAGATTTAAGTATTAGGAAAATACACAGTGGATTACCTGCTATGATAGTTGATAGGCTTAGCGATATTATAGTTGCTGATATAGATAGCATTGAATTAGAGAAAGAAGAAGATAATAACCTTTGGGAAGAGATAAGAAAAGATAATAAATTCGATGAAATGCTAGGTGATGTTATTTCAAGAGTTTTAGTAAGTGGTGATGGAGCTTTTAAGATAACAATAGATACAGAGGTAAGTAAATACCCTATATTAGAATTTTTTGATGGTTCTATGGTTGAATATGAAACTAATAGAGGAAGATTAAAGGAAGTAAAATTTATAACTTATTATAATAAATTAAATTATAAGAGATATAAGTTAGTAGAAACATACGGTAAGGGATATATAAATTATAATCTTTATGATGAAAAGGATAATGAAGTATCATTATCAGCTATAGAAGAAACAGCTAATTTAGAAGAGGTAAGTTTTAAAGGTGATTTTATTATGGCATTACCTTTAATGTTCTTTAAATCACCTAAGTATGAGGGAAGGGGAAAGAGTATATTTGATACTAAGTCAGATAGCTTTGATGCATTAGACGAGGTAATAAGCCAGTGGATAGATGCAATAAGAGATGGAAGAGTACAGAAGTATATTCCAGAGGATTTAGTTCCAAGAAACCCTAACACAGGTGATTTAATGAAGCCTAATTCATTTGATAATAAGTTTATAGCAATAGGAGCAGATAAATCAGAGAATGCTAATAATCAAATAGATATGAAACAAGCAGATATAAACTATTTAGCTTATGTAGAAAGTTATTCTAATGCTATTGATATGTGTCTACAAGGTATAATAAGTCCTAGTACGTTAGGAATAGACCTTAAAAAAACAGATAATGCAGAAGCACAAAGGGAAAAAGAAAAAACAACTTTATACACCAGGAATAAAATAGTTGATACTTTAACAGAAGTGGTACCACCTTTAGTTGAAATAATATTAAAAACTAATGATATATTTATTAATAAAAAGCTTCCAGAAGCTCATGAGGTTTCAATTTCATTTGGTGAATATGCTAGTCCTAGTTTTGATACAGTAGTAGAAATAGTAGGAAAAGCCAAGTCTTATGGGATAATGTCTATAGAGAAAGCCATAGACGAATTATACGGGGATACAATGACAGATGAAGAAAAAGCTATTGAAGTTAAAAGAGTAAAGGAACAGAACTCAATTATTGAAGCTGAAGAACCTAAAGTAATTGATGATGAAGATTATAATAATTTAGATAATCCAGAGGGTGTGGAATTAGATGGTCAAGAAGAATAAACCTAGTAAACTAGGAGAAATACTTAAAAATATAACTAGGAAATCTATAAAGGATAATGTAGCTAAAGAAAGAGAAAAGTCTTATGATATTAGAAAGATATTCGAGCAAATGGAGCTTGATTTAATTTCTAGTATGCATAGGGCTTTTTATTTTCACCAGAGAGAACAGATTAAAGAAGGTTTTGAGTGGGAACAATGGCAATTATCTAAATTAAGAGCCATGGAGCAATACAGAAAGAGAAATAAGGATATAATAAATTCATATAATGCCCCTATTCAAGAAGCTATAGATAGAGAATTAAGAGGTAATTTTTCTAAGGGTGAAACAAGAGGAGAGAGGCTTATAGATAAGGTTAAGAAGTTTCTTCACTTTAAGAGGAAGGGAAATAAGCTAGAACTTCCACAAGGGGTTGATACATCTACTTTAAAAGGTTATATAGCTAAGGAATTAGGAAGTAAAGGAGCAATACCACAGGAAAAGAACTTCTTTGGAGTTAATGAAAAGAAATTGGAAGCTTTAATATCTACAGTAAATAATGATTTAAATAAGGCTCAATATTCAGTTTTAAGAAAAATGGACGATGTATATAGACAAACTATATTTAAAACACACATGTATTTACAAAATGGAACTAAAACATTATATCAAGCTATAGATATGGCTACTAAGGATTTTTTAGATAAGGGTATTAATTCTATAGAGTATAAGAATGGTGCTAGGGTAAATATAGCTAGTTATGCAGAAATGGCACTTAGAACAGCTAATCATAGAGCTACATTGTTAGGAGAAGGTAAGAAGAGAGATGAATATGGCATACATTTAATAGTTGTTTCAGCTCATGGGAATACCTGCAAACATTGTGAGCCATGGCAAGGGCAAATATTAATAGATGATGTATTTAGCCATCCAAGTAAAGAGTATATAGAGAAATACAAATCAAAATATAAATTGGTAAGTGAAGCAGTAGAAAAACAACTCTTACACCCTAATTGCCGACATTCATTAATAACTTACTTTGAAGGAATAACAACACTTCCCAAAGTACCAGATGGTAAAGAAGCTATAAGAGTATATGAAGCAGAGCAAAAGCAGAGAGCTTTAGAAAGACAAATAAGAAAGTGGAAAAGGTTTGAGGTTGGTACTTGTGATGAAGAAGGTAAGCAAATAGCTAGTAATAAGTTAAGACAGTTACAGAAAGATTTAAGAAAGCACCTAGATAATAATAAAGATCTTAGAAGAGATAAGAATAGAGAAAAACTTATACAAGGCTTAGAAATAGATGATAGAAGTATTGAAGTAGAAGTGTTGAAGCAAAAAGAACTTAATGCTAAAATTAAAGAAACAAGGGAGTATATAAGAATAAATCAATCTTTAGAAATTGAAGTTGGTAAACAAGGAAAGCATATATTAGGACATAATAACTATATAGAAGGTAGAAGTTATTTAACTATTTCCTTAGAAGAAGCTCAAGAAATTATAAATAAATATGCTGGTACTGGTGAGATAAGATTCAATTCTAAAAATGAATGGGATAAAAAAGAAATAATTAGAGTGAATAAAGATATAGGTGTGGATATAAACAATCGAACAGGTGAAAAATCAATAACAAATAGGTTTAAGGTGCATTATTCAAATAAAGGTACACACTTAGTCCCTATGAGAAAGGAGTAATTTTATGAGATTATGGGAGTATGTAGGAAAGGAAATAAAAGTAATTTGCTTAGACAAACAAATATTTAAAGGTAAATGTACAGATTATACTCAATCATTAGATAATGAACCAGAAATTGATAGTATAGGCTTAAATGTAAATGGAATAAGCTATGAACTATATGAAAATGAAATAAAATCTATAGAAGTAATGTAGAGCACTTACTAAGTTTAATAGTAGGTGCTTTTATTATGCTTTAAATTAAGGTGAAAAAGATAAGTTTAATAGTATAAAAGATAGTATTTCGTAATTAGTATAGCGAAATGGTATCTTTTTTTATAAAAGTTTATTAAAACTAAACTAAAAACATAAAATTTTATGTTTTAGAAATGGCTTAAATACGTAGGTTTTTAGGATTTCGTCAAACCTTTGTTTAGCGAAATTATTGATTTATTAATATTAAAATTTAGGAGGAATAAAAATAATGAACGAAAAAGAATTTTCAGAATGGTGTAAACGGGAAGTATGTAATTATACTAATAGACATTTAGACAAGACGGATAATAAAGAAATTACCAAAGATGATGTGTTTATAGTATGGAGTTGTAAGACATTACAAAATAATAAAGCTTTATTAAGTACTACTTTATTTGATGGGATGTATTACGAATGTACATATAATGGAGATAAAAAAGAAATGTATATTGATGCATATAAAAAATGGGAAAACTTTAAGGTCTTAGGAAACTAAGGCTTTTTATTATGCCCAAAACATGCTTAAGGCTTAAAACTGTGCAAGGAAATAAAAGCCGACAGGCTATAAATGGAGGTATTTTATGCTTAAAAATCTAAAAATGAGTAGACTTATGGAAGCTGATACAGGGGCAAATGGTGGAACAGATACTAGTAATGTAGAAACCAAGGAAACTGAAACAGAAACAAATAATAATACTCAAACAGAAACGAAGGAATCAAAAACCTATACTCAAGAAGAAATAGACAAAATGATAGAATCTAGAGTTAATAGGGAAAGAAAAAAGATTATGAATGATGAAGAGTACAAAAAGTACGAAGAATGGAAAGAAAGCCAAAAAACAGAAGAAGAAAAGAAAAATGAAGCTTTAAGTAATTCTGAAAAGGCAAGAGTTGAAGCAGAGGAAAGAGCTTTATTAGCTGAAACTAAAGTAACTTGTTTATCTAAAGGAGTTATAGCAACTTATGTAGATGATGTAGTTATATTAGCTAAAGCCATGGTTACAGAAGAGGTAACTATTGAACAGGCTATTGATAAGGTGCTAGAAAAGTATCCAAGCTTTAAGGGAGAACAACAAAAAGAAACGGAAGTGTTCAAAATTGGTGCAGGAACAGAACAAAGAAAAACTAATGTCAATGATGCTTTAGCAAGGGCATTCGGAAACAAATAAAAATAAGAAATGGAGATGATTTTTAATGGCAGTATATAGTTATGCTGAACAATTTGAAAGAGAATTACAACAAAAATACAAAAGGGAGCTAACATCTTATGATTTAGAGAAATCTAATCCGCAAGTTAAGTTTATTAATGCACAAACTATTAAGTTACCTAGCATTACAGTAAGTGGGTATAAAGACCATAATAGAAGTAATATAGGATTTAATACTGGAACTATATCAAATGAATGGGAACCAAAGAAATTA